AGTTGTGGTCGCGCTTTCAACGGCAACGGTGATATTGCCCGGAATGTTGAACAGGGTAATTTCGCCGATAAGGGGCGCAACCTGTGCAAGCCGACGCACAACTTCATTCTGCGTTTCGGTCGGGATCGCAGCGCCCGCGCTGGCGCTGCCGCTGGTCAGGGCGGTACGCTGTTCAGCTTCGGCGAAAGCGGCCTGTTCAGCAGCGTTCAGCGGCAGTCCCATCAGGTGACGGAAGAAAGCGCTGCGGTATTCGGGCGTAGACAGAACGTCGCGTTCTTCGCGGGCCGGGGTAGCGGCGGGCGCGGCGGGGTTGGCAACGGGGTTGATACCCTGCGCGGTTCCGTTGGCGATAGCGTCCAGCATGGAACGGCGCTGTTCGGCAGCGGCGACAACCTGTGCGCGCTCCTGAAGCAGACTGTTCATTTCAGCCTGAAGCGCGTCAAGGTCAGCGTCGGGGGCCTGAATAGCGGTACGGATTTCGGCAAGGCGGGCGTCAATTTCCTGAAGTGTTCTCATGGTTTTTTACTCCTTTTCTTTTTCTGTTCCGATAAATGAATCAATGGTAAGGGTTAACTGTTTTCTGCGCCTTTCCAGTCGCTCCGCTGTTTCCTTCGCAATCACTCCGTCAACGAAGGAACGGGCAGAAATATCGGTATCGGCGTCGGCAGGGAATGTAACCGCGCTGACGTCGTAAACCTTCTTGATTTTCAGAATGGTACGGGTTCGCGTTTCGGTGTTATACGAATCTTCAGCAACGGTAAAGGCCCACGACATTTTATCAATCAGGCCCGTTCTGATTTCTTCGTGCATCTGACGCGCCGCTTCGGTTGTGGACAGGTCAACGGAGCATTTCAGGCCGTGACCGTCCGGGGTCAGCGTCAGGGTTCCGTTCTTCGTGCGGGCGTAAACGTGTCCTTCGTGATCGAACCTGAATACGACGTCAGAAACGTCAGCGCCGTCAAGGGCGTTTGAACTGATTTGTTCAAAATACTTGACGCCGTCGAATTCGTACAGAAGGTACGGAACGTCAAACGTTGTCGCGTATCCTTCCGCGCGATATTCAGGTTCGCCGCCCTGCGCCCGCTGCTGAACAACCAGCGGGTTCATGCTGCGGTATTCGCGGCCTTGTGCTTTCTTCGGCATGGTTCAAACCTTCTTTCAAATTCGTATCAGTTGGGAATTTGTAATGTTCGTCTTTTTGACGAAAAACAGCGCTGCTGCGGCGCGGATCGCGCGCGGATCGCGTGACCAGGCTGCTATAAAACCCGAACGTTTAGCGCGCACCGTGCAATCAATCGTTCGGTTTTCCTTCTTCGCCGCTGTCGCTGCTGCCGTTGTCGTCGGGTTCGGGTTCAGGCGTCGGCGCTGGTTGCTGCGGTTCCGGTTGCGGAACAACAGACGGCGTTTCTTCTTCCTTTGCGCCGTTTTCCTTGTATTCGCCGCGAATATAGCGCTTGTCGCCGCCCTCAATATGCGGCAACTGCCATATATCACAAACGTCATTCTGCGACAGAATACCCCTATCGAATAGCTGCTGTGAAACAAGCAGTTTGCTATTCGTCGAAGCGTACTGCAAGCGGTTCGCGCTGAACATAATTTCATTGCCGAACGCTATTTCATGGTCGCTGAACGTCATATTCGTCAGGGCAAGGCCCAACTGCACAATAAACGGTTCAAGCTTTCCTTCATACCACGCGTTGAACTGTTCTTCGTTGAACTTGTTCTGAAGAATCGCTTCGTTGACGCCGAAATAGTTATAAACGTTTTCGTTTATCAGCTTCATTTGTTCCGCGTCGCAGACGAAAGACTTGCTGTCAATCTGCTTGACGTCAGAATACTTCGCGTCAACAAGGAAAATGCCGCCCGTATTATCTGCGGCAAGGTTTTCTTCACGCAGCCGAGCGCGTTCTTCCCTGATAGTTTGGTCTTTCAAGGTCTGCGCAAGCTTCGCAATGAAGCGCAGCGTCGCGCCGTTCTTGATCGCCTGAACGATACCCTGATTCTGAATATCAATCATCTGCAACGTTGGGTCAATGACGCCCGCGTTGCTGTCGCCGAAGAAGTCGTTCTTGTACTGCATCTGCGTCAGAACGCCCGCGTTTTCGTATTCGATAGCGGCCCGCTGTCCATTGGCGAACGTGTACCGAAGGAAAAGCCGCCCCTGAACCTGAACCAGTTCGACGCGTTCAGGGCAAAGCGGGTAATAACCGACGATAGATTGATAGTCAGTCCCGTAAATCGGAACGATATACGAATTGTTCGTTGCCGCAAAGATCGTCGCAACCCTGTAAAGGAACTGCGACGTATTCATATACGGGTTCGGCCTGTGTGACAGAATCCGCGCAAGCTTTTCGTTCCGCGAACCGACGATTTCAGGCTTTAGCTTTGAAATATGATTTGCGAACGCGTGAATTGCTGCGCGCGTTTGCATAACCTCATAAACGCCGCCTTCAAACGTTGTGAAAACGGGGTTGTATGCGGTCAAGGTTTTGAAGTAGCCTTCAACCTTGTCAGCACCGACGCGGCGCGGAAATATCTTTTCAAGAAGTCCCACGTTCAAACCCCTTTCAGTTCAAGTTTACAAATTGGTCATATTTATCTTTCAATACCTTGTAGCCGTTAATCAGCGCAACCGTTCCGTCAATACGTTTGCGCGGGTCAAGGCCCTTCACAGGTTGAATATTGCCGTTAATATCAACCTTGATTTCGGTATTGGCAAGGCACATTTTGTCAATCGGGTTCCCGCCATAGATAACGCGCTTCGCCTGAAGGTCGGCGCGAAGCTGCTTCATCGGGTCAGACAGCGTATAAATACCCTGCCGAACGGGAATCATACTGTTCGGCCCGAATTCAGCCTTGAACGCTGCAAGCAGCGTGTCGTCAATATGCCAAGGGTCAAACCCGATAAACATTGTGTAAAGGTCTTCTTTTTCGCGCAGTTCTTCAAACCATTGAAGGAAACAAACCTTGTCAACCTTGTTCCCTTCCCATACGCGCATTAGCCCCTGTTTAACCCATAGGTCATAGGGCATATTGTCCCGTTCGCGGCGTGAACCCGTCTTTGAAACCTGTTCAAGAACGGTTTCAGGAATCCAATACATAGATTTAACGTATATGTTCGGATCGTCAGGGCGCATCATAAGCGCTTTCGCCGCGTTCAGGTCGGTCGTATCGGCAGCGTCAAAGCCGCCGACGCAGTAATCAAACGACGCGTCAAAGGTGGCGTCGTTGTTCAGTTCGTCCCAGCGCAACCAGCTTGACGCGCCCGTTTCCTTCAGGTTGAAGTCTTTGGTCAGGACGGTCGGCAAAAACGACGGGTCTGCCTTTGCCTTTTCGACGCAGCGCTTCAGGAAGTCGAACTTTTTGATTGTACCAAGGCCGGGGTTGGCCTTAATCCAACAGGTTTCGTCTGTCCATTCGTCGCGGTCGTCAAGTTCGTAAATGAACGCGGCAAAGCGGTCGTCGTCAATGGTTCCGTCAAGAACTCCGCAAGCGTATTCGTACTGCGCATCAAAAATATTATCGCGTACAAAGCCGTTCGTCGTGATCGCAAACAGCAGCGGTTGTGACCGTGACGACATGGACTGTTTCATCAGGTCGTACAGGTCGCGGTTCTTGATCGCCGCCAATTCGTCGATAATAACGCCATGACTGTTCAGGCCGTCAAGCCCGTTGCTGTTCGCGGCAAGGGCTTTGATGAATCCTAAATTGTACGAAAAGTAAATATCGCTGACGCGCTTGCGAAGGATCGCCGACAGGTCGCTTGAACGTTTAATCATGCTATGACAGGCGTTGAAACCTAACATAGCTTGTTCGCGTTTGGTGGCGACGTTGTACACTTGCGGCGAACCTTCGCCGTCGTTGGCAAGAAGGTCGATTTCAACCGCAGCCATTTCAGTTGTTTTTCCGTTCTTCCGTCCTTCAATGGTAAGAACTTCCTGATACTGGCGAAGGTTGCAGTCGTCAACAAAGCCAAATATCGCTTCAAGCTTCGCGCGCTGGAACAACTCAAAGCGTAACGGTTGCCCGCTTTCCGGTTGCCGACAGAACCGTTCCATGAAGTTAATATGCTTGTCGGCTATGGCCTGATCGTAATGCCATGTACCCGGATTGTAATACTGATAAAGCAGTTTTTCATACATCTGCTTTATACGACGGCAAGCTTTAATCTTCCCGTCAAGGATCGCAACGGCGTATTGTTCAATAGCGCTCAAATAGCGCCGCGCCCGCTGATATAATCAAGGGCCGCGTTACGACTGCTGCCGCCTGAAGTAGAATCAGGCAGCATATCAATCAACTGCTTCATAGTCGTATTGAAGTTTTTAATCATGGTATTGTAGATTTCAACTTCAGACGACTTTTTTATACCGCATTGATTCGCGCCGTTCTGATATTCTTCGGTATAACCGTGTTCATTGATAAGGGCCTGAAGTTCATTCAGGCTGACAGCCATGAACGCGGCGTTTTCAATCAATTTTTCGGCAACTGCTGACGCATCCTGCGTCAAGTTTTCAAAGATTTTCTTCAGTCGCTTTATTTCGCATTTAATGAAATAATCTTTCGTCTTGTCGGCGTTGCGCTTGCTCATTCTACACCCCTTTCCGCGCCCCTGTTCGCTATAATTTAGG